AGTAAGTTCCGTAAAAAGTATGGTGACGAATGGAAAGACTATCTTTGGGCATCAGCATCAGCCGCAGCATTCAGACAAAGTGGTGGTAAAAGTGATGATAAGCGGAAAAAATAATGAAGTATTCATCATTTTTTAATTTTGAACAATACCACCATCCTCACAAAAGACACGACCCACCTGGGTCAGAAGATGCAGATGTGAATAATGATGGTAAAGTTGACAAAAATGACAAGTATATAATGGCAAAACGCCGGTTATACAGACAATATCAAGCAGCACAAAAAGATAAAAAAGCTACAGAATTTTCTACACCAAAGTTGGAGAACAACATGATTAGATTGTCAGCACTAGTGAATCTACAGGCATTAAAAGAAGAATCACACGAAGAACCAACACCAGCTCCAACTGTAGCTGTTGATAAAAAGTCACGGGTTGAAATGAAGCTTAAGAAGCTTAAAGAAATGCAAATGACCCCAGACCAAGAAAAGAAAGTTGATGAACTCTTGGCTCAATATGAAGAATTGTCTGCTAAACAAAAACAACTTGATGTAGACAAAGACGGCAAGATTGAAGGTGATGATTTAGCAAAACTTCGTGCAGGTAAAACTGACGAAAAGTTAGATGCTGTCGGTCAAGAAGATGGTGATGTTGATAATGACGGAGATAAAGACTCATCTGATAAGTACTTACAAGCTCGTCGGGATACTATTGGTAAGGCAATGAAGAGTGAAGGTAGTGGTGAAGACCACGAAGCATCTATGGCAAACTCTACTTTAGATTCAATTATCAAGCACGCAACCGAACTTAAGGGTAAGATTGGAATGGAAGAAAAGGACATTCCAGCATGGATTCAAGACCACATCGCAGTTGCTGAAAATAATCTTGACCAAGCAAATACCAGTTATCACGAATATGGCGATGAAGAAATGACTGATAAGCCAGTTGACCAAGATATGGCAGCTATGGCAGAATCAGTTAACGAAGGTGCTCCCGAAGGATGGGAAAAGACCGTTAAAGCAATGAAAAAACACAAGGAAATTGATAATCCTTGGGCACTTGCAAACTGGATGAAGAAGAAAGGATATAATCCAAAAAAAGAAGAAACCGAAGAAGCAGTAACTATAAAACCACAAGGTGGGTTAGCAGCTGCTATCTCGGCATATAAAAATACACCAACACATAGTTCAAAGCAACATGTACAAGTGATGCCAGCACACAAACCAGGTGACACTTGGAAGACTGACAGTGGTAAGACAGCAAAGAAAAATTCAGATGGAACTATTTCTTACACAGTAAATTAATATGGTAGCCAAATTTATTTCTCTTTTACTTTCTAGTAGACAACAAGCACACATCTTTCATCTTCAAACTTCTTCATATGCTGCACATAAGGCGTTACAAGAATATTATGAAGGAATCGTGGATTTAGTTGACGCTTATGTAGAAGCTTATCAAGGTCGATATGGTATTCTCAAAGGATATATGCCAACTAATACTATTTTAGAAGATGACTCAGTAGTTAGCTATTTTACAGGTCTTCAAAAGTTTGTAGACGAAACCCGTGGTCAACTTCCACAAGACGGTGAACTTAATAACACTGTTGATGAAATTGCCGCAGTAATATCTAGTACGATTTATAAACTCAAATTCCTCAAATAATATGAAATACAGAGATTTTTTTCCAGAAGGATATTCAGACGGTACTTCGTTTCCCCAAACCAAAGCAGATTTTGGTCAAGAAAAGCCAGAAGAAATGCCAGAAACCGACCCACAAGATTTAGCAGTTCGGTCGGCTCGTATCAGTGATATTCTCGAACGAAATACCCCAACCAGTCCAGAAAAGTGGGCGAAGGCAAAGGCAGCAGCACGTTCGAAGTTCAAGGTTTATCCATCTGCTTACGCCAATCTCTGGGCAGCAAAGAAATATAAGAGTATGGGCGGTGGTTGGAAGAAGGGAAAGTAATGATTAAGTTAATGGACCTTATACCAGAAGAATGGACAAAAAAGTATAAGAAATCCATTAATTGTAGTAATCCCAAAGGCTTTAGTCAAAAAGCCCATTGCGCTGGTCGCAGAAAGCGGAAGCGTGGTGGTACAACTAAATCAAAACCAGTATGACACAATTCGCTGATATATTAGTTGAAGTATCAATCGACCTTGACGAAAAGTACAAGACTAAAGGTAGTCTTGGTAAGTGGCTTCGTCAAAAGTGGGTTGATATTTCTCGTAAAGATAAAGACGGTAAGCATCCACCGTGTGGAGCTTCCGCTGGTAAAAAGGAACGAAAGGGCGGGTCATCAAAGTATCCAAAGTGTCGTCCAGCTCGTTCCGCAGCAGCAATGAGCAAAGGTGAAAAGCGGTCAGCAGTAGTTCGTAAGAGAAAAGCAGGTAATCCAGGTGGAAAACCAACAATGGTGTCCACATTCAAGAAGGAAGAAGAATAATGGAAAACTTAACTGAAGCTTGTTGGGAAGGATATAAGCAAGTAGGGATGAAAGACAAAAGTGGTAAAATGGTCCCAAATTGCGTTCCTATCAACGAAGAAGATATCATTGAAGAATATTGTCCACGTTGTTTGGCAACTGAAATAGTACGGGCAGCAACTCAACCATTAGAAGAAGCCGAATATCACGGTCGTAAAGTTTCTCTTGGAAAACCAATGCGTGGGGACGTAAAAAAGTTCAAGGTGTTTGTCAAAGACCCAAGTACCGGAAACGTCAAGAAGGTTAACTTCGGTGACAAGACGATGCGAATCAAGAAGTCCAATCCCGCTCGCCGTAAGTCATTTAGAGCAAGACACAACTGCGATACCCCAGGCCCACGGACAAAGGCAAGATACTGGTCGTGTCGGAAGTGGTAATATGAAAGTCTCCAGAAAGATATCTGACGCTATATTAAAGAAAATGAAGTATACATTCAATCCAGAAGAATTTCATATGGGAATGAATGTAGAGATGGAACATCAAGATGTGACTAATGGAAATGTGGTCAAAACAGCAAAAATAGCTGCCGCCCACTTGACAGAGAACCCAAAATATTATACATTACTTAAGAAGTATGTGGAGAAATAAAATGGCATTATTAAAAGATTTACTCAGCGAAGTTACCAGTCAAGTTCCACGTAGAGTTCAATTGATGCGTGTAGAAGCGGTATTAGAAAACATCGCACCACAACTTAAGGAAGCTGACCAAAAGAAGCTTGCAGAAGTGTATATTGAATTAAAGCAATTAGCAGAAATGCTAAACGAAACTCCATATACTATCTTTAACGCAAACCAATGGGGTTTACTGGAAATGGTATTAAAGGGTAAAGTAGCGGAATTCAAGTTACTCGCAGAAGATATTGCAGAAGATAATAAAGATGTCGATGTCTGGCCATTGGCAACAGCACTCGACACCGTTCTCATTTAAGTGAGGGGTTATGGCAGATACTAGTATTTACGGCCGCCTACGGAAACTGTTCGCAACAAATACAGTTGTCCGAAATGTAGGTGGAAAGAAGTTAAAAGTCGCTGATACCGACAATATCCAGTCGTTTATTAATAGACGGGGCATTGACCGATATCATCGAGTTTATTCGTCTATGACAGGTGGATATGGTGCTTCGGGTGGTCGTTATGAATCCGCAGCAGCATTCCAAGGGTCACGTTTACAATTGTTCCGTGATTATGATATGATGGATAATGACCCAATCATTTCATCAGTAATGGACATCTACGCTGACGAATCAACCGTAAAGGACGAATTCGGTCAAGTACTTAGTATCCGCTCAAAAAATCAACAAATCCAAGATATTCTCCATAACTTATTCTATGACGTATTGAACGTTGAGTTCAATCTCTGGCCTTGGGTCAGAAATATGGCTAAGTATGGGGACTTTTTCTTATTCCTAGATATTGATGAAAAGTATGGTGTCGTAAACGTCATTCCTCTTTCTGTGTACGAAACCATCCGTATTGAAGGCCAAGACCCAGGCAATCCATTCTCTGTTAAGTTCAAAGTAGAAAATGATTTCTTGGCACTTGGTAAAAAAGAATTTGACAATTACGAAGTTGCACATTTCCGACTACTTTCAGATACTAACTTCCTTCCATATGGTAAGGCAATGGTTGAAGGTGGTCGTCGTGTGTGGAAGCAATTGCAATTGATGGAAGATGCGATGTTGATTCATCGTATCATGCGTGCACCAGATAAGCGTAAGGTGTTGGTTGATGTTGGAAACATTCCACCAGCAGAAATCGATACACATATGCAACGTATCATCGACCGTATGAAGAAGGTACCACTCGTTGACCCAAAGACTGGTGATTACAATCTTCGTTACAATATGATGAACATTACAGAAGATTTCTATCTTCCTGTTCGTGGTAAGGATTCTGGTACAGATATTACGAATCTTCCAGGCCTTCAATTCAATGCTATCGAAGATATTGAATACCTTCGTAACAAGTTAATGGCAGCATTCAAGGTACCAAAGTCATTCCTTGGATACGAAGAAGATAATAGTGGTAAAGCATCATTGGCAGCACAAGACGTTCGTTTCGCACGAACCATTGAACGTATTCAACGCATTATGGTGTCAGAACTTACCAAAATTGCAATCATTCACTTATACGTTCAAGGATTCACCGACGAAGACCTTATCGACTTTGAATTAGAAATGACTTCACCATCGGTCATTTACGAACAAGAAAAGTTGAATCTTTGGAAGGAAAAGGTTGGATTGGCTAAGGATATTGCAGATAGTAAGTTCTTATCACGTGACTGGATTTACCATAACATTCTTCAAATTGCAGAAGATGATGCACGGTCAGAACAAGAAAAGATAGTGAAGGATGTGGAATGGGTTGGTAAGGCAGAAGCAGTACAACAACAAGCCGCACAACCACAACAACCGCCAATGGGCCCAGAGGGACAACCTGCTGAACCAGAAGCTGGAGAAGAACAGCCAGCGGAAGAACCAGAAAAATTAGATACCGTAGACGCGGTGTTAGCCTCATTAGAAGACATGCCAGAAGAAGAGGAAGTTGTAGATGATACAGAATTGGAAGAAGCCAAAATGGGTCGTCCTAAGACTGGTATGCAATTTGGCCAAGATAGTCACCCACGCGGTCGCGACCCATTAGGTCATAAAGAAAATCTTGGCGCACTAAGAGTAGGGCAACAACGTAAACCATCTAGAAAATCCCCACTTTCGTTAGAAAATCACGAAGTTTCTAACTTAATTAAACAATTAAACGCCCATAAAATCGCACCAGAAACCTCTAGTATCTTAAACGAAGAAAATATCTTAGACATAGAAAACTAACGAAGTGGGAATTATCATACTATTTAATATATGATAAGGTATTTATTCACTTATGGCGGATTATTTTTATGAAATCAAGTATTAAGCATAATAAGTTGAGAAACACCGGCATCCTCTTTGAATTGTTAGTCCGTCAAATCACATCTGATGTGATGGAAAACAAGAAAGATGGGGCAGCTGTTAAGTTAATGCGTGAATTCTTTAATTCCAAAAAGGAATTGGGGAAGGAACTTATGTTATACCGTGCATTTTTCAATGTTCAGAATCTATCTGAGCAAAAGGCATTCCAATTGTTGAAGTTGGTTACCGAACAACGGAAGAATCTCGACCAACATGCATTAGACACTCAAAAATACCTTTTAATTAAAGAAATTAAAAAGAACTTTGACTTGAAGGAATTCTTTGCAGCACGTATTCCATCGTATAAGATTTACGCATCAATCTACAAGAGTTTTGATGCAGCAACTAACGGAATCAGTGATACGACTACAATTGAAGAGTTGGCAAACAGTCAATTCACTATCGTAGAACATCTTTCTGGTAAGATTCTTACAAAAGAAATTAAAGAACATAATGAATTGGCATCTATCGTTCGTAGTCAAGATGATGATATCCGTTTCCTTTCTTATAAGATTTTAGTTGAACGTTTTAATGAAAAGTATAAGGGATTAGACGAAGCACAAAAGAAATTATTACAAGAATATATCTATAACATTTCTAATACATCTAAACTAAAGACATATACCCAAGGTGAAAGTCGTAGATTAGCAAAGGAAATCGCACAATACAGTAAGAAAGTATCGGACAAAGTTGTTCGCATTAAGTTATCGGAAGTTGTATCCCAACTTCAAAAGGTACAAATTGCTGTTGTGATTAAGGAAAATCACATGACTGCGATGTTGATTGGATATGAAATTCTTAAGGAGCTTAAGTCATTATGACAAACGAAGAAAAACTCCGCACTATCATCCGTAAAATGTTACAAGAAGAACTAGACGAAATGACAACCACAGCAAATGTTGCTGGGTATAATATTCCTATGGCATTTCAAGGAAATAATCCTAAGAATAAGGCACGTAAGAAGGGTATTGCAACACAATTAGGAATGCAATTAACTCCTAAAGGTGAAAAAGATTTAAACCGACCAGCAGATAAACTAGAAACCCTTGCAGAAGCAAAGGTAAGATATCACGAATATAAGAAAGATGAAAGTGCAACTCCAACACAAAAGATTGCCAAGGCCATTTCAGAAGTCAATCGTAGTCTTGAAGAAATGGAAAGAGTGTTAAAGATGAATACTCGTTTACAAAAGGAATCTGGAATTGCTAGTGAAGCACTTTATCGCCGTACTCAACAAGGACTTTTAAAACTAGAAGCACGGTTACTTCACCTCGCCGGTAAAGTACGGGACATCAGAGGAAAGTAATATGAAGAACTTATTAGTTGAATATAATGTCATTGAATATGGAAAGGATTTATTAGCTGAAGCGGCTGATGTTAGTAAGCCATTAATGTTAAAGAATGTCCTTCTCCAACGTGCTGAAGCAAAAAATCAAAACGGACGTATTTACCCACGTGAAGTATTACAACGTGAAGCTGGATTGTATAAAGAAAACTTTGTAGTCCAACGCCGTGCACTTGGGGAATTAGACCATCCAGAAAGTCCAGTAGTTAATCTTAAAAATGTATGCTGCAATGTGACTGAACTATGGTTTGAAGGCCAAGATGTTCGTGGAAATATTGAAATTCTTTCCACTCCATCAGGTAACATTGTCCGTGAACTCATCAAGAATAACATTCGTCTTGGTGTATCTTCTCGCGGAATGGGTTCAGTAAGTCCAATCGGTGAAAATACCGTAGAAGTTGGTGATGACTTCGCACTTATCTGTTTTGATATCGTCAGTAACCCAAGTACCCACGGTGCATTCATCAACGAAAGTAAGAAGGCACAAATCGTTACTCAATACTCACGTATCGACTCTCTTGTATACGATTTCCTCAGTGAAGTAAAATGAAACTAGCGAAGGAATTTGTTAAGTTTACCATTAAAGAATTGGGATTAAAATCATTACCTAAGAGCATTAAGTTCGAAGGTGATGATTATTCTGCGCAACATTTAACATTTGGAACTTACAATCCTTCTACTGATGAAATCGTTGTAGTCAAGGGGCAACGTCATCCTATCGATGTATTACGTACGTTAGCTCACGAATTGGTGCATCACAAACAACGTGAAGATGGACAAGAATTGAATGGCGAAGATGGGTCAAATACAGAAAACGAAGCAAATGCAAAAGCTGGCGAATTGATGAGAAAATTCAGAACCGTTCGTCCAGAAATATTTAATGTTGGTCCTTGGGGATTTCATACCAATATGGAAAATAAGATTCAATCTATCCTAAGTGCAGCAAAAACTGGTAAACCAGCAAAGATTGATGAAACCTACGTAGACCAATATACTGCCAAGTTATTAATTACAGTGGCACACAATCTATCCCCAAAGAATAGAACAGAGTTTTACAACGAATCCATCGATAAGATGGTAGAATTAGCATATAAATTAGTTACTCGGTAACCCGGAGGTAGTATGTACGTTGAAGTAAAAGGTGATAAACAATCTGATTTAGAACGAGCACTCCAACAGTTCGTTAAGCAAGTCAAAAAAGCAGAATTGATGGAAGATTTAAAGAAGAAAGAATTCTATTTGAAGAAGTCCAAGAGACTCCAAAAGAAGAGCCAAGACGCCCTCCGCAGAAGAAAGCGTGAAGAGAGTAAGGCGCAGAAGAAGAACAATAATACATTTTAACTAAAAATTGATGTTTTACAAAAAACAGTAATATATATTTAATAGTACACCTCATTTGGGGTGTGATTTTGTTGTATATAATCTGTTAATGACTCATAATAGTCATTTTAATTCTCATAGGAGAGAAACTTTATGGCAGAGTTCGAATTTACGAACAAGCTTTTAAAGGAAGCAATCGCAGATGCAGAAGCAGTTCGTCAAACTGCTATTGAAAACGCAAAGCTTTCATTAGAAGAAACGTTCACACCCCAAATCAAGTCTATGTTATCACGTAGACTCCGTGCAGAAGCAGAAGGCATGGAACACGATGCAGAAGAAAAGGATGTAGAAACAAAGGAAGCACCAGAAGCAGAAAAGGAAGCACCAAAGGCAGCTCCAGTTGCTTCAGCAGAACCAAAGATGGAAACCGCAAAGGAACTTCCATTCCAAGACGGTGAAGCAGAAGGTTCATCAGAAATGCCAGCAGACTCATCAGACATCGGTGCAGGTGACAATAAGGAACCATCCGATGCATCATTCGATTCAGCAGATGACGACATGAGTGGTGAAGATGCAGGTGAAAGTGATACCGATTGGTATGACGATTGGTCAGATGCAGATTTCGACCTTGACGAAGTAATCAAGGAACTTGAAGCAGACCTCAAGGAAGTCTCACATGACGAAGAAGAAAAGGAAGAAATGAAGGAAGAAGTAGAAGGCGAAGAACACGAAGAAGAAAAGGAAGACGAGAAGGAAGAAGAAATGGCAGATGAAGCATACCCAGCAGAAAATCCAGAAGCTGGTGTTGCAAAGCCAGAAATTCCAGCTAAGTCTTCAGATATCGGAACAGAAGCTGCACACACCGCAGCAGATGTAAATACTTTCGTAACTGAACCATCAGATGTAAATAAGATGGAAGGTGAAGAAATGGGAATGGAAAAAGGTCACGAAGAAGAAGGCGAAGAAGAACTTGATTTAGAAGCAATTCTCGCAGAATTGGAAGCCGAAGATGAAAAGCATAAGGCATCATCCGAAAAAATGGCAACCCTAGAGAAAGAACTTGCAGAATATCGTCAGGCTGTAAAGCTCCTACGAGGCAAGCTACACGAAGTCAATCTTCTCAATGCAAAGCTCTTGTACACCAATAAGATTTTCCGTAAGGAAGGTTTGACTACTGAACAAAAGGTAATGGTCGTAGAAAACTTCGATCGTGCAACCACTGTTCGTGAAATCAAGATGGTATACACAGTTTTGGTAGAAACATTAACTTCCGCAGCAAAGGTAGTAAAGGCAACAAAGGCACCAAGTAAGGTGGTAGCAGAAGGGTTCGCAAGTAAGGCAACCCCAAGTACCGCTCCAAAGACTGAAGCACCAGCAGTTATCGCAGAAAACTCTGTTGCTAAGCGTTTACAACAACTCGCAGGAATTATCTAACCTCATAGGAGATTAAGCATGTCAGACGTAAATTCATTAATCAACGAAGCCGGCTCAGCACACAAGGTTATCGTTGAACAATCCCGCCAATTGGCAGGAAAGTGGGAAAAGTCAGGCCTTCTTGAAGGCATGAAGGGAGCAGAGAAGCAAGGTATGGCAGTAATGCTTGAAAACCAAGCTTCACAACTTCTCCAAGAAAACTCATACACCAACCTCGCAGGCACCGCAGGTGAACAATGGGCAGGTGTAGCACTTCCATTAGTTCGTAAGGTCTTCGGTTCAATCGCAGCTAAGAACTTCGTATCAGTCCAACCAATGAACCTTCCTTCAGGACTTGTGTTCTACATGGACTTCAAGTACGGCACAACTGTAAACGGAAAGACCTCAGGAACCTCACTCTATGGTAACGCACTTGGTTCACCATTTGGTGGCTTCGGTAACTCAGATGAAGGCGGCTTATACGGCGCAGGTCAATTTGCTTACACAGTAAATGATGCATCTTTGACCGGATTAACTACAGCTCCAGCATCTGCATCAGCATTATCAGACATCAACTTCAACTCAGATTACTCTGCTTCATTAGCAGCAGGTAACCTCTCGAAGTACTCAATCGCAACCAGTTCATTAACTGGTCTTGACAAGCTCGCAGTCCGCTCATTCATCCCATCAGGATCAGTAGTTGACTTCGCAGCATTAGTACTTCCAGAATTCACCAAGATTGTTGGTGCAAACGTAGTGTTTATCGTTAACACCAACGTAGCAGCAGGCAAGACCATCAACTCAGTTGCATACAGTAAGCAACCAACCGATTCAACCCGTGGTGATTTCGAAGATACAACTGGTGCAGATTTGAACATCCCACAAATCGACTTAGAACTTAAGTCAGAAACAATCGTAGCAAAGACCCGTAAGTTGAAGGCAGTCTGGTCACCAGAACTTGCACAAGACTTGAACGCTTACCACAGTGTTGATGCAGAAGCTGAATTAACAGCAATGTTAAGTGATTACATCTCAACCGAAATCGACCTCGAAATCCTTGATATGTTAATCGCAGCTGTTCCAACTCAAACCACTGAATACTGGTCAGCTGAAATCGGTCGTGTGTACAACTCATCTTCTGGTGCATTCGCAGCATCATCATATACTGGTACTGCATGGACCAACATGACCTGGTTCCAAACTCTCGGTCAAAAGATGCAAAAGGTAAGTAACAAGATTCATCAACTCACCATGCGTGGTGGTGCAAACTTCGCAGTATGTTCACCAACCGTCGCAACAATCCTTGAAACCATCCCAGGCTTCATGGCAAACACAGATGGTGACAAGATGGAATTCGCAGGTGGCGTAACCAAGGTTGGTTCATTCCAAAACCGTTACACTATCTACAAGAACCCATACATGAAGGAAAACGTGTTGTTGATGGGCTTCCGTGGAAGTAACTTCCTCGAAACCGGTGCAGTATACGCACCATATATCCCACTCATCATGACTCCGCTCGTGTATGACCCAAACAACTTCACACCACGCCGTGGTGTAATGACCCGTTACGCAAAGAAGGTTGTACGCCCAGAATTCTTCGGAAAGGTGTACATCGACGGATTAAACTTAATCTAATCCTCGTAGTAACGGTGGGAATAAATGGGGTGGCCGAAAGGTCACCCTTTTTATTTGCCTTAAAATACTACTTAATGATTTAATAAAACTATTTATTGTAAGTCCCTAATTAGAGATTATTATGGAAACACAAGAACCAATATTCTATGATGGTAGTCCTTCAAATCCATTTGGAATAACTCCATTCGGATTCTATGATAGCGATTCTGAATTCCAAACGGATGCTCCAAGAGCAGCAGAATTCGTTGCAAGAAAACTTGGATGGCCTGTTGTAGAAGTTGAATTAATTGATAAACAAATTTATGCGTGTTTTGAAGAAGCTATTACCACATATGGTAATCAAGTCAATCAATTTAATGCGCGTGAACATATGATGACTTTACAAGGGGTATCAACAGCTACTTCCGCAACACAACGTAATATCGTCGGGTCTGCTATTCCACAAGTAGTAAAGTTAGCAACAGACTATGGCGTAGAAGCACAATCTGGTGGTGATGTTACCGTAAAACAAGGTTATATCTCTGCTTCTATGGGTACACAAAGTTATGACATTAAAACTTTGTGGGCAGATGTTAGTGAAAGTGGTAAGAAGTTAGAAATTCGTCGTATTTACCATTACATGCCACCAGCAGTCGCTCGTTACTATGACCCGTTCGCAACAACTGGTCTTGGGTTGACTAACTTGATGGCAGAATTTGGATTCGATGGATATTCACCACCGGTGACCTTCGTGATGATGCCAGCCTACGAAGATTTACTCCGTATTCAAGCAATCGAAATCAACGATATGATTCGTAAGAGTCAATATGGATTCGAAGTGTCAAATAATATTATTAGATTCTCACCAGTATTTAAAGAATCAAAGACAATATGGTTTGACTATATGATAGTAGATGATAAGCAAGCAAATACATTCCAATCTGGGTCAAATATCGCAAGTGATTTATCGAATGTCCCATATACCAATATCAATTACACAAAAACCAATGATATGTCACGACTATGGATATTCCGTTATACACTTGCATTAGCAAAAGAACTTCTTGGTATCATTCGTTCTAAGTTTGAAAATATTCCATATCCAGACGGACAAATTCGTTTGGACGGCGAAATTCTTAGAAGAGAAGCTATTGCTGAAAAAGAAGGATTAATTAAAGAACTTCGTGAAACACTTGAAGAAACTGGAATGCAAGCACAAATGAAGAAGCAAATGGAAAATTCAGAAAATATGCAAAAGATGTTCAAGAATGTTCCTACTCTCATTTACATAGGTTAATCAATGGCACGCTTCGTTACAAAACGAGATTTTGAATTTATCCAACACATCACTCGGGAATTGATTGATGAAACGATGGATGTTGCTGTTGTATTATATAAAATTGTAGTGGAATCTGCTAAGGTAAATATCTATGGAGAAAGCACTGTAAAACCTAGATATACTCCTGTCAAAGTTAACGCTATCGTCAAATATGATAAAAATACACTAGCAAGAGATGAAGGATTTGGACTAAATCAAGAACAGCAAACAGAGTTTAGATTTGCTCGTCGTATGTTACAAGATGTTAACACCTATCCAGAAATTGGTGATATTATCGGATATAATAATCATTTTTATGAAGTCCACAATATCACAGAAACACAACTTATTGCAGGTAAGCCAGGGTTTAATACCGCAATCATTTGTATGGCACACTTAACTCGTCGTACAAGTATTGATATTGAAGAGGCACAAGTATGACCTTCGACCCAGAATATAAAGAACCTGTAAAGATTGTTAATGATAGCCAACAATCCCCAAGGTTACAGAGTAGAGCAGACGATACGGTAACAGATTCTCCAGCAATTAAAGTTACATTATACACAGTTGATAATGCAATTTTAAAATATATGAATGACCGCATTAAACCAATTGTAACACAAAATGGGTCACAAGTTAAAGTACCGGTATTGTATGGTGACCCAGAACGATGGAAGTCTGCTCAACGGGATGGAGTTATGCGTGATTCTATTGGAAAGATACAACTTCCAATGATTATGCTTCGCAGAACATCAATGAAAAAGACTCTAATTAATTCTGCGGTCAACAAATATTATGACAGAACATTTTATTCTGGGTGGAACAGACGGACACCATATGACCAATTTAGTGTTGTAAACAAAGTAGTTCCAAGTCGAGAATATTTTAATACAACGGCAGCTCCAGACTATTATGAATTTACATATAAATGTATGGTCTGGACTGAATATATGGAACAGATGAATAGTATTGTTGAAAATATCTCATTTGAAAGTGACGAATTTTGGGGCGAAAGAAACAACTATAAATTTCGTACTATTATTAAGGGATTTGAACCACTTACCGAACTACCAAATACCTCCGACCGCGTGGTACGCACTCAATTCGATATGACCGTATACGCATACCTATTACCAGAGTCACAATTAGATGTTGGTGGTAATAGAGGATTGGTCACAAAGAAGCGCTATGGAGTCAAAAAAGTGGTCACTTTTACTGAAATAGAAAGTGAATAATTGATGTTTAGGTAAAAAAACAGATATTTATTATACGAGTTGTATTGTACACAAAAAGAGGTTATTATGGCTGAAATCACAAAAGAAGAGCTGGAACAAATTAGTAGTTTGCGAAATAAGCTCGCAACGGTAGTCTCTGATTCTGGACAATTGACATTACAAATTCAATTACTCCAAGCAGATATTGTAGAACTGAATAATAAACTTGGTGAACAGACTAAGTTGTTCAAGGGGCTGTTAGAAGAAGAACAAGTATTAATCAAAGGGTTATCTGAAAAGTATGGCGCTGGTCAAATCAACTTTGAAACCGGCGAATTTACACCAGAGAAATAACAAAATTTAGTTTGGAGAATACCGTATGGCAGAAAGAATCGTGTCGCCTGGTGTCTTTACACAAGAACGCGACCAAACATTCCTCGCTCAAGGCGTTGCTGAAATAGGCGCGGCGTTTGTTGGTCCAACCACAAAAGGACCAGCATTCGTAGCTACCCCAGTTCAAGGACTAGATGGATTCGTCACCTCATTTGGTGAACCAGATGGTACTTCTTATATGGGATACACCGTTAAGAACTACCTTCAAGAAGCAGGTAGTGCAACAATCGTTCGTGTTCTTGGTTTAGCTGGATACACAACCAGTGTCGCAACTATCTTCGCTTCTGGTTCAGCTGGAAATAAGGTATTCGCAGTTCTTCATCCGACTGTATCAGGAAGTTCACTTAGTAGTGTAGTGGTAGGTGGTACCACATCAAGTTTCAGTGTAGTGGTCAGTAGTTCCGCTGCAATTCATTATTCAGCAAGTGTAGTAAGTCCAACAGAAACAAATTCTTCATTCATCAACCAAGTATTTGGTACCGATGCACAAGGTAAGAGTTCAACTATTCCTGCATATGTTTATGCAGTGTTTCCAGATGCACTCAGTCAAGTTGGTTCATTCGCTGGAGAATTAATCCATTTCTCAGCAAGTATTAACACACTAAATTTAGCAACTCAATATGATAATGCAACCACTCCTTTTATTCGTTCACAAACCATCGGTGGTACAAAGTATAACTTGTTTAAGGTACACACATTAAGTGATGGTACTGGTGCAAACAAAGAAATTAAGATTTCTATTACTGGTATTTCACCAAGTACAAATCCAGACAGCGATTATGGTACATTTACTCTCAATGTTCGTGAATTTGGTGACACGGACACATCACCAGTTGTACTTGAAAGTTTCAATAATTTAAACTTTGACCCAACTAGTCCAAACTATATTGCACGGGTCATCGGTAACAGTGTACCAACATATGATTCAAGCACGGGATTAACTAATTATGAAGGTGATTATCCAAACCTTTCAAAGTATATTCGTGTAGAAATGAGTGAAGATGTAATCCCAGATACCGCAGTACCATATGGATTCGCAGCATTGAATTCAATATTTTCATCAACCGCAGGTGAAGTACCGTTACACGCATATGTAAACAGTCGTTGGGTAAGTGCAAGTGTTGCTGGATACAATGCAGACGCAACTGGTCCAAACACTAACTACTACGGATTCAACTTTGATGGTACATACGTATCTGGTAGTGGTTTTACCGCAGAATCATATCTCGCACCAACAGTAGGTTCAAATACGGTTGGTGGTGAATTCAATATTGAAAATCTTCCAGCAACAGAAGTTAATGGAAGTTCAATTTCATTAACCAATCGTGACCACACAACCTATCGTCGTTTCTCAGTTCCATTCCAAGGTGGATTCGATGGATTTAAGCCAAACCGTGAAATCGCACTTGGTGGTGCAATCACCGCAACAAATACTCAAGGATTCAATCTTAACGGTGCAGCAGCATCTGGTTCAGTAGAATACAAGAGAGCATTAAATCAATTAAGTAATGCAGATGCAGTAGACTTCAACCTCTTGGTCGTACCTGGTGTTATCTACTCGCAACACACCAATGTTGCACAAACTGCAATCGACATCTGTGAACAACGTGGAGATTGCTTTTTCATTCTAGACCTCGATGTACTTGAAGCAACAATTACTTCAGTGACTTCATACGCAGAACTTCTTGATACTAATTACGCAGCTGCTTACTATCCTTGGGTTCGTGTTCTTGATGACATTACTGGTAAGTTTATTTATGCACCTCCTTCAGTAGTACTTCCAGAAGTGTATCAATATAGTGATAATGTTGGCGCAGAATGGTTTGCACCAGCAGGCTTGAATCGTGGTGGTATTCCAGGCGCAATCGGTGTCAAGGCCAGATTAACACAAGCACAACGCGACGAATTGTACGAATCAAGAGTCAATCCAATCGCACAGTTCCCAGGCCAAGGTATCTGTGTATGGGGACAAAAGACACTTCAACGCCGTGCATCAGCACTTGACCGTGTAAATGTCCGTCGTCTTCTTATCACTGTTAAGAAGTACATCGCAAGTTCAGCACGTTACTTGGTCTTCGAACAAAATACCGAAGCAACTCGTACACGTTTCTTGAACATTGTCAATCCATATCTCGCAGGTATTCAACAACGTTCTGGTTTGACCGCATTCCGTGTGGTTATGGACGAAACCAATAATACACCAGATATTATTGACCGTAACATCTTGGCTGGGGCAATCTTCCTCCAACCAACTCGTACCGCAGAATTCATCCAGTTGGATTTCAACATTCTCCCAACTGGTGCAACCTTCGATACCATCTAATCAGTTTTTTCAATAACCACTATTTATTAAAGTACCAATCTATATCTGGAGAGCCATATGGCAAATTTGGTCAATGAACAAGAACTATTTTTCACCGCATTCGAACCAAAGACTGCGAATCGCTATATTATGTCTATCGACGGAATTCCTTCCTATCTTATCAAGAAGGCAGACCGTCCAAAGATTACCCAAGAAAAGAAGCGTTTAGACCACATCAATCTACAACGCTACATCAAGGGTAAGACTGTATGGGATGAAATGGTATTAGAATTATATGACCCAATCGTACCATCAGGTGCACAAGCAGTAATGGAATGGGTTCGTCTTCACCACGAATCAGTCACCGGCCGTGACGGATATGCAGAATTCTACAAGAAGGACATCATCATTAATGTTCTTGGTCCAGTAGGTGATAAGGTTGAAGAATGGATTCTTAAGGGCGCACAAATCACCAAAGTTGAATTCGGTGAAATGAGTTGGGAAAAGGACGACCCTATGTCCATCTCATTGACCATCCAACCAGACTACTGCATCCTCAACTACTAATATTGTAGTAAAAGCAAAAACCCCACCTAAAAAGTGGGGTTTTTTGTTATATACCAATACTTAGTGATACTTATATAAAGGTGTATTTTTTCGAGGAAGACTATGGCAGAAATTACTGAATTCAACATTGGTCAAGGGGAAACTTTCAAAATATTGACCAGCCTAGAAAATATAGATACAGATTCTTACTTAGATATAACAAATTATACATTTACTGGCCAAGTTCGTGAAAATTTTAGCACGGATGAAATTGCTGCTACATTTACGATTACAAAAATAAATCCACAGACTTCGGGAAGTTTCTATATAGAATTAAGCCCTTCGGATACAAGTGCATTAACACAGCGTAAGTATGTGTATGATGTCAAGATGACCAGTGGTTCCATCACTCGTCGTGTTCTTGAAGGATACTTTGTCGTTCGCCCAGCTGCTACGAGATAATAGATGAGTAATTTTATCGTCAATACCGATATTCCAAATCTTCGGGTTGTTGTTAGAGAAGGTGACCAATATAATATAAACATCGTCCCAGGTAGAATTACTACACAAGTCACTGGGTCGTTTACTAGTTACGCAGATATGGCCGGAATGGCAGCATCTGCTTCATATGTTAGTGGTGCAGGTGTATTCGCAGAGTTTGCAACATCGGCAAGTTATGCACAAACCGCAGAAACTATAAATTTTGCAACGGTAACAGATAATAGAAGATTTCCTGTTGTATTTATCAGCGGTTCCCGTATATCCACAGATACGACAGGACATTTTGGATTTAATCCGAACACGCACACAGTAACTATTAGTGGTAGCCTTGACCAAGATGGTGGAGTCGCAAGTCTATCACCACGAAGTATACTATTCTTTTCCGGTAGTAGTTCTGCAATATTAGACAAGTATGGAATGTATGCTAATTCCGAAGGTAAACTAATAGGATTAGCATCGAACCCATCACAAATAGATCCATTTTTATCGGGTAATACCGACCCTGCAATATTTCTTACATCGGGTAGTGGATTTAACAGTGCATACATACCAGTACAATTTCAAGCATCAGGAAGTTATACCGACGGTCGGGTAACAGTAAATACTCCACTTTTAGCAAAACAAAGTGTAGAAGTCACTGGATCAGCTACAATAACGGAATTTGTAAAATCTAATGAATACAAGTTAAATGCAGGTACAGTTTCAATCATATTCACGGGTTCAATTAATCAAGGTATATTTGGGGTAACTGAATATATCCAACCCTACATTTCTACCACAGAATACTCAGGAATGACAGTAGAATACCTCGCCCAACGACCAGGCGCATGCAGAATGGGTATTATTATGGCATCGTGGTTAGATACAGCCAGTATTGTATTTACTGATATTTCCACTACCGATATCGGGGATACAAGTGATATAACATTTAGATTTTTAAGTAGTTCAAATGAATTACGGTTACGGGTCAATAGTGACGGGTCAGGCAGTGGAGCTTGGACTGTACAAAGTTTATTCAAATTGTTTCCAAATTTGAGTTCTTAAAGAAGTATTTAATATTTATATACAATAAAACCCCGTTGGGAGAACCGTATGGCAAATGAATTTATTGCACGTAAAGGTCTGATAGTCCTTGCGAATGGCGCGAAGGTAACAGGCTCTTTAGGTGTTCAAGGTGATATTAACGCAACTGGCTACAATGTCACGGCATCAAACCTCCAGTTACTTGGAAGTGCAAGTATCAATGGTGACATTACCGTTGGCGGAAATCTTACAGTCGGTAATGCGGATATTGATGTCGTCAAGTTCCTGGCCGAAGTTAGTTCATCTATCGTACCAGATATTAATAATTCGTTTGACCTTGGGTCTGGTTCTAAGTCATGGAAAGACTTATATGTGAGTGGAACCGCATATGTTAACAATGTTGCAGCAACAAGTATAACTGGTTCAATAACCGGTTCGTTTACTGGTAATGTAAACGCAACAACATTTAGTTTTGATATAGACGGATTTGGTAGCGACCTAACTGGTATCACAGTTGCCGGTACAGACAAATTAATATTATCAGATGGTGGCACCGATGGTCGTATCAATGTCAGTCAACTCGCTACACCACTTGCAGGAACTGGACTTGAAGCAGATGCAGGTACCATTCGTATCGCATCATCAGCAGCAGGTTCTGGTTTAACTGGTGGGGCGGGTTCCGCACTTGCAGTTGGTGCAGGTAGTGGTATTACAGTAAACCCAGAAGATGTCGAACTTAATACTGGATCTGCACATTTCGTAACTGGTGCAAGAGCAACCATTTCATCCACTGATACTACAGGTGCAAGTGGTATTAATCTTAGATACAATCCTGCAACTGGTGTCATCTCTGGTTCTCTTGTTAATAGTTCAGTAACAGTAAGTGCAGGTAGTGGTTTAAGTGGCGGTGGTTCAGTTAGTCTTGGTGGTACTACTACAGTCACACTTGATACATCATCTGCTCACTTTACTGGTGGTGTTAAGGCTAAATTAAACGTAGATAATGTTGTCAGTAGTTCAATACAAATTGACCACGATGCAACTACAAACTTTGTAGCAAACGAACACATCGACCACACTGCAGTCAGTATCACAGCAGGTTCTGGTTTAAGTGGTGGTGGTGACATTACCACAACTCGTACAATCACACTTGATACATCATCTTCTCACTTTAACGATGGTGTCAAGACTAAGTTAAACACAGAAGGTATATTCAGTAGTTCTGTACAAACCGATGTTCGTAACACCACTGGTATTGCAACCATTGCAACTACTGGTTCAAACACCTTTACTGGTATTCAAACAATCAGTAACACTACCAACAGTACAAATTTTGCAGATGGTGCATTAATTGTACAAGGTGGTGTTGGTATCACTAAGGATGTAAACATCTCTGGTAGTTTGACCGTTACTGGATTGTTGACCGCAGTATCCAGTTCTATCCAATATGTTACATCTTCACAACTTAATATCGGTTTAAGCAGAATCACGGTAAATGACGATGACCTAGTAAGATTTGCTGGTCTATCCGTTATTGATTCTGGTTCTACATTTGGTACTGGTTCACTACTTTGGGACAGTCTGAATAATCACTGGATAGCTGAAGTTGACGACCAAAATTATAATTCTACTATTTTAATTGGTGGTCCAAAAAATAGTGGTTCACTTGGAAGTGAAATTGGATTAACCGCAAATCGTGTTCCAGTAGCAGTAGACACAAACCACATTGATAGTAGACTAGAATCAAGTTCTATCCGTGTTGATTTCCCATCACGACTTACTCATATTGAAGCTGGACTGGTTGTAACGGGGTCAGTAACATCTTCAGTAGGATTCTCTGGTGATGGTAGTCAACTTACAGGTATCGTTACAGAACTTGCACTTACTGGTTCAGATGGTGGTACGGGTACTGTCTCACTTAAGACACAAGCACTTACTGTAGATGGTACAAATGGTCTAACCGCAACCGTTAGTGGTCAAACTATTACCATCAGTGGTAGTAATGCAACAACAACTACAAAGGGTGTTGCATCATTTACTGGTTCAAACTTTACCGTCATTGGTGGTGAAGTAAGTTCCAATCCAATTAATTTCAACGGTGCAAATATCAATCTTGGTGGGACGCATTCATTTGGTCTTGCAAACATTACTTCACAAGGTGCAAGTACTGCCGACCAAGTTACATTCAACGGTGGGGCAATTGTACATGGTGTTCTCTTTACTTCTGGTAGTAATCTAGATATTGATAGTGGTACAGAAGTTATTGCATCGGTATCAACTGGAAGTTTTGACGCAGCATACTTTGATTATGTTGTAAAGAAAGAAAGTAACTATAGAGCAGGTACCGTGACCGCAGTATGGGAAGCAGGTACAGGTAACGTTGAATTTACCGATGTATCTACCAACGACTTAGGAAATACTGCAGATGTAGTACTCTCAGTAGACCTAGCTTCAGCAACCGCACGGTTGAAGGCAACGGTAACCTCAGACAATTGGATAGTTAAGACCGCAGTAAGAGCATTATAAGATAATAAGTAAAAAGGTTGTAATACAATAGAAACTTACCTTTGGATAATGAAGAAGGGGAAATATGGCAAATGAATTTATAGCCAGAAAGGGACTGGTTGTCCCTACTGGTAGTATAATAGTTTCATCTGGTTCGGTTACCGCAAATGATTTCTTCGGAACTGCAAGTCGAGCAGTTACCGCATCATTTGCGTTAAACGCAGCAGGTTCAGGATTCCCCTTCAGTGGTAGTGCAGTCATCACCGGGTCACTTAATGTAACCCAGGCGGTGACTGCATCGTTTTTTAAGGGTGACGGGTCACAAATTACAGGATTAAATACTTTAAGTAGTTCAGTAAATATTGATACACATACTTTCCAAGGTGATGGCTCTACCTCAAACTTTGTATTATCTCAAAGTTATGAACTGTCCTCATTATTTGTTTCTGTCGATGGATTATCGCAAACAAGTATCACAGACTATAGTATATCAACAAACATTCTTTCATTTGTAGAAGCACCGCCTTCACAATCAAGTATATTAGTTAGAGCCTTAATAAATGTAACCCAAGGTGCTACGGGTTCATTTAGTGGTTCATTTCAAGGTGTAATTACAAGTGCAAGTTATGCAGAAACCGCTAGTTTTGCACTAACCCCATCAGGAACTTCTGGTAGTTCGGGAACGTCGGGTACATCGGGTAGTTCTGGAAGTACAGGCACCTCGGGTTCATCAGGTAGCACAGGAACTTCGGGTAGTTCCGGTTCAACAGGAACGTCTGGTTCATCTGGATCAAGTGGTATAGATGGTACTTCAGGAACATCAGGTTCATCAGGAACCTCTGGTAGTTCTGGTTCTACGGGAACCTCAGGTAGCTCGGGAAGTACAGGAACGTCTGGTAGTAGTGGTAGCACGGGTACCTCTGGTAGCTCGGGTTCAACCGGTACATCGGGTAGTTCAGGCACATCTGGTACTTCTGGTTCAAGTGGGACTGCTGGTTCTTCTGGAACAAGTGGTACGCTTACATTAACGGGTACCACAGATAATGGATTGATTACTCTCAATGGTTCAGCTCCAAATGCAACCGTAGAAAGTAATCTTACCTTTGATGGTAATTCGTTAGTAGTTACAGGAGCAATCACAGCAAGTACTATACGAGTTAATGGTACTGCATCATTACGATATTTAGAAACACAATTTGTAACCGCTTCAGTTATCTATGAAAGTGGTTCTACTAAGTTTGGTGACAGCTTTGATGATGTACATCAACGCACTGGTTCACTAGAAATTACTGGCTCACTTGTAATAAACGGAACTTCGTATACCGCAGCAACTTCTGGAACATCAGGTACTGCAGGAAGCGCGGGCACATCAGGAAGTAGTGGTACTTCTGGAACATCTGGTTCATCAGGCAGTACCGGAACCTCAGGCAGTTCAGGAACATCAGGCAGTTCTGGTTCTTCAGGAACAACAGGAACTAGTGGAAGTAGTGGAACTTCGGGAGAAAATGGAAGTAGCGGAACCTCTGGTAGTTCGGGCACAACAGGAACTAGTGGTAGTGCAGGAACTTCAGGTTCTTCCGGTAGTTCGGGTACTTCAGGAAGCGCCGGTACATCAGGTACCGCTGGTAGTAGCGGTAGTACGGGAACCTCTGGAAGCGCAGGAACAGCTGGTAGTAGTGGAACAAGTGGTTCTTCTGGGTCAACGGGCACCTCAGGGTCAAGCGGTTCAACTGGAACTTCTGGTAGTAGCGGCTCAACAGGAACATCCGGTAGTAGCGGTAGTACAGGAACTTCAGGTTCATCCGGATCAACAGGTTCATCTGGAACCAGTGGAAGTTCGGGAAGTACTGGTACAAGCGGATCAGCAGGAACAAGTGGTACTACCGGTAGCTCAGGAACATCAGGTACATTAACGCTCACAGGCACCACTGATAATGGATTAATTACATTAAATGGAACCGCACCAAACGCAACCGTAGAAAGCAACTTAACATTTGACGGCAGTACCTTAACAGTGGTTGGTAATGAAGTTATATCCGGTTCCACTACAATTACAGGTAACCTCACAGTTCTTGGGTCATCATCAATTGGATATCTTACCCAAAGTCAATTAAATATCGGTACCAATTTAATCACAGTTAATGCACTCAATCCTGAATTCCGTTTTGGAGGATTAGCTGTTATTGATTCAGGATCATCACCAAAAGTTAGTGGTTCGTTATTATTTGATTCCATTAATGACCAATGGATATTCATTCATCAACAAGTAGCAGGGGCAGGTACTACATCATCCGTATTATTAATGGGCCCGCAAACCTTTAATGATGTTGGGAACGAAACGAATTTAAGTACAAATAGAATTCCAAAGAGTAATAACTCAGAACATCTCTCAGACTCCATCATTACGGATAATGGGTCGCAAATAACTGTTAGTGGGTCGGTATCTGCATCCTCATTTACAAGTTCTATTTCAAACGGAGTTGGCTTCTTTGGCACCGCATCTTATGCATTAACTCCTGCGGGAACTGCGGGTAGTAGTGGAACATCTGGTAGCTCTGGCACATCAGGTTCATCAGGTAGTACAGGAACCTCTGGTAGCAGTGGTAGTGCGGGAACCTCTGGCTCGTCTGGAAGTACGGGAACATCAGGAAGCTCAGGAACAACAGGTACTTCTGGAAGTTCGGGTACATCTGGAGCAGGGGGAAGTTCTGGAACCAGTGGAACAGCTGGTAGTTCGGGAACTACTGGAACTAGTGGCAGCGCAGGAACTTCTGGTTCGGCAGGAACTAGTGGTAGCGCAGGTACATCTGGAACCGCAGGTAGTTCTGGTACTTCTGGAGCAAATGGTTCATCTGGCACTTCTGGCTCATCAGGAAGTAGTGGAACTACGGGAACCAGCGGTAGTTCGGGTACTTCTGGAGCAAACGGTAGTTCCGGTACCTCTGGTAGTTCAGGAACATCAGGCAGTTCTGGTACGTCGGGCTCATCAGGAAGTAGTGGAACTACGGGAACCAGTGGTAGTTCAGGCTCCACAGGAACAAGCGGTTCTTCTGGTAGTACAGGTACATCTGGAAGTAGCGGTAGTACTGGAACATCTGGATCTTCTGGAACAGCTGGTAGTTCTGGTACTTCTGGGGCAGGAACCATTAGTGGCGGAGCAGCCAACAGAGTTGCATTCTACTCAGGAGAAACATCACTCACAGGAAGTGCAAATCTTACCTATGATGGTAATTCACTAGTAGTTACTGGTCCTCTTACTGCAAGTGCTTTAAGAGTTAATGGTACAGCATCAATTAGATATTTAGAAACACAATTCGTAACATCATCTATTATCTTTGAATCTGGTTCTACAAAATTTGGTGATAGTTTTGATGATGTTCACCAAAGAACTGGTTCGCTAGCAATTACCGGTTCGTTAACTATAAATGGTACCTCGTATACAGCAGCAACTTCTGGAACATCGGGTACTTCTGGTAGCGCAGGTACATCAGGCACCAGCGGTAGTTCAGGTACCTCTGGTAGTTCTGGTTCTACGGGAACAAGCGGTTCATCAGGTACATCCGGATCATCTGGCACATCAGGTAGCTCAGGATCTACAGGTACCTCAGGCTCATCTGGAACCACTGGTACATCAGGTTCTTCTGGAAGCACTGGTTCATCGGGTACCTCGGGTTCTTCTGGAACTACGGGCACATCTGGAAGTTCTGGTACCAGTGGCTCTTCAGGAAGTTCTGGTACAACCGGGTCTAGTGGTACCACGGGAAGTAGTGGTACTTCGGGTACATTAACATTAACTGGTACTAAAGATAATGGTTTAATTACCTTAAACGGGTCTGCCCCAAACGCCTCGGTCGAAAGTAATCTAACCTTTGATGGAAATTTATTAACCGCTATCGGTAGTGGTAATTATCAAGCAGCAATTAGTGGAAGTACTGCTGCAGCATATACACAATTGTATATCAACGGTACTGGTCGTGCTTATGGCATTGGTGTTGGTAACGCAAGTGAAACTACATACGGTGTAGCAAACGAATTCTTCCTATTTGACCACAATGCAGCAGCAATGCGATTGGCAGTTGATATCAATGGTAACATTGGTGTCGGTACAACCAGTCCAGTAAACAGATTACAAATTGCGGGTAATGTCTCAGCGTCATCATATACCAGTTCTATTTCTAACGCAGTAGGATTCTTTGGTACCAGTAGTGTAGCAGTATCTTCGTCACATGCAACCACCGCATCATTCGCACTAAATGCTGGTGGAGCTGGTTTCCCATTCAGTGGTAGTG